ACTCGGACAACGAGGATACGACCAGGATTTGACAGCCCAGGTTGAGATGATTCGTTACTACGACAAAGACCAATCAATCATCTACGTGCCAAACAAGCAGAACCTTATCTTGTCGGCAGCAGCCAATCCAATTGGCAAGATGCACATTGTCGTTGCTCGTAAGCCATCTATTGATAGCGAACTCCGTGGACAGTTTGACGACATCCTCGGTATTCAATTGCTTCGTAATCGTTTTGCTTTACTTGCTATGGAAGCAGCAGAGAAGTCTGTACAGGCACCAATAGTATTGCCTACAGATGTTAACGAACTGCAACTTGGTGGAGATGCTGTTATCTACACATCTAACCCAGCAGGTGTACGCCGCGTAGAACTCAACGTTCCGCAGGGCGCATTCCAGCAATCACAACTACTTAACTCTGAACTACGTGTTGGTGCTCGTTATCCTGAGGGACGTACAGGAAACATTGACGCATCTGTAGTTACAGGTCAGGGTGTACAGGCTCTTATGGGTAAACATTGACGCATCTGTAGTTACAGGTCAGGGTGTACAGGCTCTTATGGGTGCCTTTGATACTCAGGTCAAGTCTGCACAAGCAATCTTTGCTGCAGCACTACGTGATGTAATCAGCATCTGTTTTGAAGTAGATGAACTTATCTTCCCTGATGAGAAAACAATTCGCGGAGTAGATTCAGGTTCACCTTATGAAATTACTTATAAGCCTTCTAAGGACATCAAGAAAGATTATTCTGCTGATGTTCGCTACGGTATGCTTGCTGGGCTTAATCCCGCGCAAGGTCTTATATTTATGCTTCAGGCGTTGAGCGGTGGTCTTATCTCTAAGGATATGGCTATGCGTGAATTACCATTCACAGTTAACGTCACACAAGAATTAGAAAAGATTGAAATTGAGAATATGCGTACAGCACTTCTCGGTTCACTCACAGCACTGGGTCAAGCAATCCCTCAAATGGTTGCTTCGGGACAAGACGCATCAGGGCTGGTTAACAAAATTGCTGCGGTTATCAAGGCACGTCAAAAGGGTACTGCCCTTGAGGACGCTATTGAAGCCACATTTGCTCCGCAGCAACCAGTTCCTCCTGCTGGGGAAGCATCTATGGTTGAGCAACCGTCCCCTGCTCCCGCCGCTGCTCCAGCAGGAGGCGCTCCTTCTCCAGAGTTAGCACCGCAAGGAGCACCAGATATTCAGACAATCCTCTCAAGTCTTACCGCATCAGGTAAGGCTGGCGGAAGAGCAGTGACAACAGCGCGACTATAAAAAGGTAGGGGACAATGACAACAATCGTTGGCGTACAGAACGCAGATGGTTGCGTCATTGCAAGTGATTCACGAGTTGCCGAGGGTGGGAAAGTTTATACACATCCTCAAATGGTTAAGGCGGTTGAACGTGGAAGTTACATTATTGGTGGTGCTGGTGACTATCGTGCTCTGCAAGTGGTACTCCACGGGTGGACGCCTCCACTAGTAAGTGCGAAAGCAAAACAAAATCTTTATGAGTTTGTCATCAACAAGGTTGCACCTTCACTGAAGACAACACTTACTGATGCTGGTATTGAATTTACTAAGCCATCAGATAACGACGACAAGTTTGAACTACAACTTCTAATCGGTATCAACGGAAGTTTGTTTGAGATTGACAGCGACTTTGCAGTTGCTATGAATGACACAGGACTTTACGCAATTGGCTCAGGTGGAGATTTCGCACTAGGTGCGCTACACGCAGGAGCAACAGTGCTCGATGCAATGCGAATTGCAGCAGTTAATAACAATGGAACTTCGGCTCCATTTCATATTCTTGAACAAGAAATCAAGTAGGAGGAACAATGGCAGGAAATGAGAACAGCGGCGGTATGCGCCCAACTGCTCCGCAGAATAGCCCAATGAATGTTTCTGCTACTGGTGGCAATGGTCAAAGCGGTACACAGGGTGCAACATACATCCCAGGTTTACCTTACGGTGAAGGACAAGCAACAATGCAACAGCAACAGGCTGCTCCTATGCAGGGACAAACACCAACACCTTCTATGCCTGACATCACACCATTGACTGCACCTACTGCACGTCCTAGCGAACCAGTCACAACTGGTATGGATTTTGGTCCTGGCGCAGGAAGCGAAGTACTTAACCTTCCACAACAGCGTAGCCTTTCACAGATTCTTGCTTCAATAGTTGACCTAGACCCAACTGGTGATACACGCGACCTTTATGACTTTGTAGTATCACGAGGTCTGTAATGGCAGAAAAACCATTAAATAACATTGCGAGCAATTTGTCACCTGGCGTAGCAACTGCTGCTGCCTCTGGCAAGATTGCGCCTCAGGAATTGGCACAGATTAACGCCTTTGCTGAACTTAAGAAGACTCATCAGTTTCTTACTACGCTGCCACAAAATGATGCGTACAGAACTTACAAGTCACTTGACAAGAATCAGCAAGCAGCACTAGATGCTTTCTTTAACCCTAAGTACAGAGAGCAAGATAAAGGTTTTTTCGGAAACATCTTGCGTAGCGTCGGCAGGTCTGCCTATCACTCTGCACAGACTTTCAAAGAAGTCGGTATGCAGATTGCTGGTATTCCAATTACACCAAAGACTTCAGGTAACCTTGCTGAAGCATTATTGACTTTCGGTACTGCAGCACCAGTTAAGACTTCAGAAGAAACTGGTCAGTCAATGGGTGCTGGTCGAGTACTAGACGCGCTTGTGCGTCCACAGGAAAAACTTATTAAGCAGCCTTATATCGCTGGTCGTCTTGCAGGTGAGCAGGGTGAAGGTGGTCTTCTTACTTACGGTAAATCCTTCTTGGAAGGTGCAAAAGAATTACTCCCTGGCGGAACAGATGCAACTGTTACTGACAACTCACAAACTTGGAAGAAGTATTGGGAGCAAGCATCTGACCCATCTAGCGCATTTGATGCAAGTGAAGTTGCTAAGATTGAAGAGAACCTAGCACCTGAGACTGCATACGTTGCAAAGATGCTTTCATCTGGTAAGAACTTTATGGACTCATACGATGAACTCATCGCTGACCCTAAGAAGTTAGAATTAGTTCAGCGCTTTACTTCTGGTCGTCCAGAAGATAAAGAAGTTATGACTCAGATTGGTAAAGCGGTTGCTCAATACGAGTACGCAAAAATCAGTCCTGGACGCGACTATGCTCGTTCTGTATTTGCGCTGTTTCCTTTTGAGGCAGAGAAGGCTGTTGCAGGTGACCCTGTAGCAAGAGCATTCTTCAATGGCATCTCAGGAACTATTGACTTCTCTGTAACATTTGGTCTTGACCCATTGCTTCTTGCTGGTAAGGCTAAGCGAGCAGCAGATGTCGCACGCTTTGGTTTGATTCGTCTTGGCGAGAATCCTGCAAACCTTGAGAAGGCTTGGCAGAACAGGTCTGTGCGTAATTACTGGGACACTGTTGGAAAACTATTTCAGCAATACCAGGCTGGAGATATCGCAACTAAGGGTGCAGTACTAACTCGCATCTCTGAGCGCTTCCCTGAACTCAGCACTGACGTTGCTATGTATATGGCTCCTAATATCAAGGACGCTGATACTGCTCTTGAATTCTTCCGTGGTGGGGACATTATTGATGACATCACAAAGGGTAACGCTGGCTTACGCCGCGACCCATTGATTCCTCGTTACACAAAAGCACGCTATATCAAAGACTGGGCACGTGATGCTGGAATCAAGTTTGTCAACAAAGCAGGAGTGTACAAGGCTGTAGATTTGCCTGATACTGTAGATGACATTGCTCGTCTTATGGATGACACATCTGTTGGCTGGGCTGAGCGCATCGGATACAACGAAGCACCTCAAGCAGGTATCTTCGCTGGACGTGCCGAGGGTAAGAAGTTTGTTTCTAAAGATGCTTCTACTGCTGCAAAGATTGACCGAGTTTTCCGTCAGTTTGCAATTGCTCCAGGACTTGACAGAACTATTCAGATTTCAGATGCGTCAAGCGCGACACAGGTATTCCGTCTTGCACGTACAGTCTTAGACAAAGGCTCTGCATCAACACTTCGTGCTGCTTGGATTGCAGCCAACGAAGGTCAGCGTCTGCTTATGTACAAGGGTTTGATGAAGACTCTTGCATACGGTATGGGATTTGACCACACAGAATCTGGTCGTAAGTTCATCGATTCAATCGATAGTATGACCAAAGAACTTTACTCTGTCAACCAGAGTTCACTAGACCTTGGCGAGTTCTCACGCGTCTTGGGTACAACTGCAAAGGGCGGTATTCCAGCCCCTGAAGGTGTTCGTAAGATTGTTCAGGACGTAACTGACAAGGCTACATCTGAGGGCTTGGCTACTCGCCTTGCTGCTTCTACTGGTGCAGAGATGCAACAGATACTTGCAGATATCGACGACATTAAGTTGCTTAAGGCAGAACTTAACAAACGTAAGGGCACTGTTGCTACTCCCGAGGAAATCGAGAGCATCGACAATATCCTTGGTGAACTAGACAAGTCACTTGGTCTTCTAGGTGGATTGCTTGGCAAGACACGTATGGCTCGTAAAGAGATTAAGAACATCATCGAAGGTGTTGCACCTATTGATGTTGATTACTACAACGCAGCCGAGATGAATGGCGCTCAGTACGGTGTACGCGCTTACCAGGTTTCACAGGCACGCTATATGCCTAACCTTGTAGAACTACGCAAGTTTGAGTTGAGAGGAAATATCTTCTCATCTATCACAGGTAAAGTTGGAGAGTCTGTATACAACCAGAAGGCTACAGATATCTGGTCTTACTTAAACCTTTACCCACGTCTTGGTGTTCGTACAATTGTTGAAGAAGTCGGTACTGCTGCACTTATTTCAGGTGCTGAAGGAATCGCTAATTTCTTTAAGGGTTACGCAGCATCACAAGAGGTCCGTAAGTTTTCTGCTCCTTCAACTAAACGTTCTGCGGTTTTCAACATTGAGAAGGAAGTAAGTCCACTAGGTTTAATCTCTCGTCAACTTTACAAAATCACTGGCAAGTACAAGACCAAAGAAGAGATTATCGAAGCAAGCAAAGACCCAGAAACTTTAGCCAAGGCTATCGGAACTTCTATGCTGAAAGAACGCTTCAAGCCTGCGTTCTTGCAGACAGCAAAAGGCAAGCGTGCTGCAGGTTACATCGAAGACTTTGTTGAGTTTGACGGCAAGACAGTTCTTGATGACATCAACGGTGCAGCAACCCGCGCTGAGTTTAAGATGGACCCAGCCGAAGAAGCGGCAGAGTCTCTTAAGTCATACGGTCCGTCTATCTACTCGAATCCTGATTTGGTTGAGGCTCTTAAGAACCAGAGGTTTGCTTCTGTGTTCTCACAGATTCAACACAACGACCCTGAGTTCCTTCTTAACTGGTACCTTGAACTTAACAACACTATTGGCAAGAAGAACATCTTCGGTCAGATTATCTTTAGCAACATCTACCGCAAGGAAGAAGATGCTATCGATGCTCTTGTTAACTACCTTGACGGTAAGGGTAATGAACTTGCTAAGCGATTTGCAATCTATAACCAAGAAGGTTCTTACGCTTTCGCACAGCGTGTATACGCAGATGCAACTAGCGCACTTCGTGACTCATCGGGTCGCCTTAATAAGGAACTGATTGAGGAAATCAGAGTCTCTGGCGGTATCGATAACTTTGATTATGGTCAGTTGGCTAAGTACGAAGAAGGTTTCTTGAAGCCTAAGGCTGTGCTAGGTCGTAAACTTATGCCAGTACAAGAAGGCGACCAGGTTGGTTTCGTTGACCGTGCTATGAAGAACGGCTACCAGTGGGTTGGTCGTCAGATTGCACTGCTTGACCGTGAGCCAATCACTTACGCGAACTACATTATGTACCGCGATGACCTTGCTAAGTACCAAGGAAACCTAAAGCAGTCATTCCTTGACTCAGGAGTCAGCGAAGAAGCAGCAGAAAAACTTGCTCGTCGCCAATCTCACGAGGTAGCAATCAGTCTTGCTCGCCAACGCACCATCGGATATATGGATAACTCTGATGTAAGAACAAATCTTGCATTCAACATCCGTAACTTTGGTCGTTACTACCGTGCAACTGAAGATTTCTACCGCCGTCTTGGACGTTTGGCTAAGTACGAGAAGCGTGCTCTTGTTCGTCTTGCTGTTTTGAACCAGACATTTGAGCATTCAGGCTTTGTGCACAAGGATTCCAACGGTGAAATGTACTTTACCTACCCAGGTGATGACATTCTTAACTTTGCTTTGGGCAATACTGTCTTTAGAGCACTAGGTATTCCAGGAGCGCAGCCAATGGCTGTTAACTTCGGTGGAAAACTCAAGATGCTCACGCCATCTCTTGACCCAGAGTCAGCAGCACCACGTCTTGGTGGACCATTTGTAGGAATATCTTTTGGTGTTCTATCAAATCTGCCAATCATTGGTAACTTTGTATCAGGAATTGAACCAACAGTCACAGGTGGTCTACGCGACCAGTCACTATGGCGTAAGATTACACCGATTAACGTACAACGTTTGATTGATATTGTTGGAAGCAACGAGATTCTCACAGAGCAGAAGTTCTCAGCAACAGTTCAGGCTATGCGCTTGCAGGTTTCAACTGGTCAAGGTCCAAAGGACGCTAACGATATTGACCGCTTTATGTTCCAGACACTGGTTCAAGCAACCAACATTATGGTTCTGCGATTCCTTACTGGTCTTGGAGCACCTGCTTCAGTTCAGATGTTTGGTAACCGAGATGTACCTAAGGAACTCATCAACGCTGGTGTATTCACTTGGGACTCAGAGTTTGCCAAGATTCTTGAAAAGCACGCTGGTGACCCAGAGGCATTCAGCAAGGCTCTAGTCAAGTTCTCTACTTTGTACCCAACAAAGACTGTTTATGCTGTGTCAAAGACAAGCAGCGAGACTGAGGCTGGGTTCCAGAAGACTGTTGAGGCTGCAAACTTTGTCAAGGAACGTCAAGACTTTATCCTTGACCACAAGCAAGCAGCATCATTCTTTATTCCTATCACAGGAACTAGCGACTTAGAGTCGTACACTTACCTCAAGTCTCAGGGCTTTGCTCAGAATAAAGACCTAGAAGAGTACCTACGTGAGGCTTCTACTGCAGAGGCACGTCAGAAGTACAATGCTCGTAAAGAGTATTACGACACAAAGATTACTGAGACAAACAGCGTTCAGTTGCGTAAAGAGTACAGAGAACAATGGACTGCAGAGCAGACATTCTTCAAGAACTCTTTCCCTCTACTGCGTGCTCAGTTAGAAAACGGTAGCGGATACAAGGCTTCCAAGATTGAAGCGCTTGACGACCTACGTGAAGTTGTATATAGCGGACAATCACCTGACAAGAAACTAGGTGATGTGTTCGGAGCGATGATTTACCAATACGATAATGCTCAGTCCCAACTGGCTGCTATTACTGGTAGGTCAGATTCTGAATCCCAGAGAAAGCAAGCCATTAAAGATGACTTGCGAGAGTACTTAAAGACAGCAGCGGCAGGAAACCCAAATGCGGTCTCGCTCTACTGGAACATATTTGACCCATTGATTGGAGACTAAGTTGGCTAAGTATGAAGACAAGGATAGAGATGACTTTTACGTTGGAGATGGTGTTCCAGCGACGTTACTTGACCCAGATGATACCGACGCAAGTATCAAGCCAAAAGGTGGAGTTACATCTAACCCTCAAAATGTAGGTGGCACAAACGGTGCGGTCGACTTTAACGAGGACATATCTGGCTTTGTTGTGCGCGATAAGGATGGTAACCCAACCTATCTCAACAACACTACTGCACTAACTAAGTATCTTAAGTCTCTTTCTCCTACTCTAATCAAGCAGTTCAAGCAACAGTATAAGAGTGCTGGTCTTTATGATGGTCCAGTCAATGGAATCATTGGACCTTCTGACGGAATCGTTAGCCTTATTGGTAATGCTCTTAACTATCAGGAGATTCAGGGTGCCAAGACAACCCTATCTGTATCTATCGCTGCAGCAATCAAAGACCTTAAGGCTACTGGTGCAGGTGGAGGCGCATCTAATGCGCCACAGGCTAACGTAACCAGCAAAGAAGCAGCACTTGCTGACATTCAGGACCAGTTCCGCACTATGTTCGGTGAGTCTGCTCCTAAGGAAATCATCAATGCCTACCGCGATGAACTCAAGTCTCTTGAATTATCCCGTACAACTAAGCGTACAAATGTCAAGGGTGTTGAAGTTGGCACATATGGAGTCAGCGAACTAGAGCGTAAGAACTTAATTAACAAGTATCTTAACCAGTATGCACAGGTAAAGATTGCTAATGCTCAGACTGGCGACCCTGCTGCTAAGGCAAGCCTTACAAAGGGCGCATTTGGTCTTACATACACGACTCTTCGTCAGGCTTATTCAGACAATGGTATTCCTATGGATACAAAGGGACTTAACTTTGCATCAATGGTTACTGATTCAGCACTTAATCCTGACCGCCTAAAGGCTAATCTAAACCTGGTTAACTTGCACGCTAAGACATTGTTCCCTGCATTGGGCGACAAGATTGATTCTGGCTACACAGTTAAGCAGTTGCTTAGCCCATACCTACAGACTCGTGCTGAGATTCTTGAAGAAGATGCAGACAACATTGACCTTACAAAGATGATTGATATTGCTAAGGACCCTAAGGGTTTGATGGGTTTATACGATTATCAGATTGCACTACGTAACGACCCTAAGTGGCGTTTCACTAAGAATGCTCAGGACTCTATGTCACAAGTTGCCAAGGGTATTGCTGAGACATTCGGATTGGTTGGATAATGGCACGCAACCCAAATATGATGCAGTTGGATGGTGGCGGGGATATTGCACCTGTTGCAACACCTACTCCAACAGAAGGAAAGCGAGTTCCACCAGGCGGTACGCCAGCAGTTGATACGACTAATATGAAACTTACTCCTGCGCTTCAGGGTCTAAAGACTGATGCGGCTGCTTCCAGAGTAATAACAGATGTCAATAAGATTCTTACAACATCAACAACGCCAGAGGACATAGCACTTGCTGCCAAAGCAGGTCCACCACCAGCAGGTACATTCCTTCGCTGGGACTATGTTGGTCGTACACAGACTGATGGAACCTTGCGTCGTGCAGTAGTAGCCGATGGCAAAGGTGGCGAGAAGTTAACTTTTGCAACCGAAAAGAATCCTGACTATGTATCAGGTTCTCGTGGTACTGGAGTAGTCGGAGCCAATCCACCTGTCGGTGGTGGCAATGGAAACGGTAATGGAAACCCATCTGGTGCTCCAGGTAACGCTTGGGTATGGAACGGCACCCAATGGGTAAAGCCAGCAATGCCTACAGATGGAAAGACATACACTTGGGATGATGCTAAGGGTTGGGTCACATCTGACATCAACACTAAAGAACAAACTGCAGCGCAGGTTGATTCAATTGCAGCAATCTCTGCACTTCTTTCATCTTATGGAATCGGTGATTTATCTGATGCCGTTACTGCAGCAGTTAAGAAGGGCTACTCTTCATCAACTATCCAGTTGATTATGCAGGACCCAAACAGCAACGACCCACTAGCAGTAGCATTCCAGAATCGTTTCCCTGCAAACAAGGCTCGCCTTGCAGCGGGTAAGGCTGTACTAAGTGCATCAGAGTACTTAGCCGCAGAGCGCACATACTCACAGGTATTCCAGTCATATGGTATGTCAACGCTTGCTAAGCGAGATATGTTTAATAAGTTTATTGCTGGCGATGTATCAGCAGCAGAGGTTTCAGACCGTATCGGTCTAGCAGTTAACCGTGTCAAGAACGCTGACGCTAATACTAAGGCAGCACTTGCACAGTACTACCCAATGCTTAACCAGACAGACATTGTGTCTGCAATGCTTGACCCACAAGAGTCACTACCTGCTTTGCAGCGTAAGGTTCAAATCGGTGAAATCGGTGGAGCAGCACTAGCACAGGGTCTTACAACTAGCCTTACATCTACAGCAAATCAGATTGGTTCAACAGCACTTGCTGAACTAGGAATCACTAAGGAACAAGCACGTGCTGGATTCGCTCAAGTTGCAGAGGTTACACCTCGTGCAGAGTTCTTGTCTTCAATCTCATCAGGTGCTGATTATGGTCGCCTAGAGGCTGAGCAAGAAGCATTCCAGAGTAGCGCAAAGGCTAAGCAAGCACGACTTGACTTAACCGCACAAGAGCAAGGTCGCTTTAGCGGTAAAGCAGGAACGATGGGCAGCAAGTCACTTGCTTCACAGCAACGTGCCGCTGGCTTAATCTAAACAACAGAATCCTGAACGGACCTACCAGCCCCGTCAGCGTATAAGACTGGTAGCAAGAGCCAGCCCAATTCCCCGATTGGTTACTGAGGCTTGCGAACT